CAAGAATACGTTGATTAGAATCAAGATTTTTATTATAGACAATATTTATAATATCACCATAAATATCTTCTTTCCATTCTTCTTTCATATAATGACTAAGATAATCTTCATCTCCACGATACATATTAAGTTTAGAATAAGTATCGTAATAAACACTATTAACTAAGTGTCTAGCATTATATTCTATTTGGTCACGATTACTATCGACATTATTAGTAATAATAGTTGAAGCAACAAATTTTGTACATTCTGATGCCGCATTATTTATAGCAATAGAAATAACAGATTTAGATTTTTCTCTATCTTTTTCAATAATATCTCTAGTAACTACGTTAAGAAGTTTGGCAATATCATCTAAAGGATTTCTTTTGTTATTATCAATTATCTTATTAATTATAAGATAAATAACAATGACAATACCGGGAATAAGACCTTGTTCAAAGGCATTTTGAATTAATTCCATTTTTATAGATACAAAAATAGGGACTATCAGTATCAACACTAATGCTAATACCAATAGCCCCTATTCGATTAATATTACCTAATATTTACCTAATCGAGTCGGGTAATAGGTTATGCTTTTTCTTCAGTAGCAATAGCTTTAAGGATAGTTTCAACAGTTGTAATAGCAGCAGCTCCAGTTGGGAATGCTATTTGTACAATCTGATGAACAACTTCATCTCTAGTTTTCATTTCACGTGGAACAGCAAAACGAAGAGTAAAGATAGTATATCCAGCATCTGCACTATCAGGTTGTTTCAAAGGATTAAGCGGATATGTAGGATACAGTTCAGTATAAGTATCTCGATAAGTATATTCGATACCAGCATCGGCAGCAGCTTTATTAGCCAAATCAGTAATATAAGCCGCATCTCCATACGCAGGAAAACCAGTAGCTGTAACTGTAACACTAATACCAACTAATTCATCAGCTCCAAGAATTTCATAATCAATACCTTTAGACTCAGCAGTTAGAGTGATTTTAGCATCAGAAACAGATGCTTTAATACCATGTCCAACAGTATTATTATTAATTTGGTTAGCTAATTTCTTTGCTACATCATTAGCAGTAGGATTAAGACCAGTATGAATGGTAGCAGTCCAACGATTACGTTCATTGAACTTTAATCCTTTTTTCACAATCATAATAGAATAATCAGAATAAGCATTTACATCTCCGATAGTAAGATTAGCAGAGAAAGTAGTAGCAGCTTGATAAACACCTTTAACAAAAGTAAGATGTTTCTTATAAGCTGGAAGAACTACTGGACCATTTGCTTCACGACCAAGATTAATGTAAAACTTATCGGTAATCTTAGTACCGTCAGCGTCAATCATTTCCTTGCCATTAGCAAGATAAGTAAAAGCAACCGCTCCAGCAGCAAGAGGTAAGCTCGCTCCATAAGCGACTTTGCCCGCCAACAAAAACTGTCTCATTTTTAATTTAATTTAGAGTTTAACTTTGTTTATCAGCTCCATTAGAAGTAGCACCAATACTAGCAAGATAAATCTGTACTGCACGCATAACTATTTCCATATGTAAATAAGGAGGTAAATCACAATTAACCCAATCTTCTTCTCTATCTTCATCAAACTTAACTTTAGCAGGTTCTTTGATATAAAGATATTTAACTAATTGAGGTTTAACTGTATTATTACGTCCAGTATATATATTAACATTAATACCAGATTCATCACCAAATATAGTAACTATCGGAGCATCTTTCGCAGCACGATTACAAAAATCTCTTAGCGTTTGACCTAAATCTTCAGCTTCAATAATTCTGCAATCATAAATTGTCTTGCCATTATAACTAACTTGAAAGCCTGTATATAGCATTATTCCGTCGCTATCAATATTAATTTTATAAGGGTCAACTTCTGTTCCACCACCTGTAATATCTCCGCCGTTAACAGTACCCGCTGTGTATAAAGTTCTAAGAGCATTAACAGGACTAATAGAAGCATTTTGTCGAGCAACCTTATCATTATAAGGAACAGGTCCGACGTTTTCTACTATTACATTTCTAGCTTTTTCAATTATAGCAGCATTAAGACAAATATCTATATCTTCCATGAGAATAGCACGAACGGTCTGCATACCCATTTGTTGTGCCAGTTCTCTGAACGTCACGTGCATCTCCCCAATGTTCATAATCAAATGTTTTTAAGTTTATTTTTATAAGCACTAACAAGAGCACTATTAGTAGGATTTTTAAACCATGTAACAGCTTCTTTAACATTAGCACCAATGAACTCACCATCAGGAGTAGTAATATTCTGATTATGAATTGCTCTGATAAATTCTCCACGAGAAATAAGAACCTCAATTAAAGATTTAATAGTAATATCTTTATCATTGCAAAGTTTATTAAACTTAGCAGGTTCATTTGTACTAAATTTATCAAGATGAGTTTGTTTATCGACAGTATCCATAGCCATACCGTTAGGAATATTAATATTATTGGCAACACAGTATTGAATAAATACAGCATCAAACAAATCACTATTCGTGAGAAGTTTAACATAATTGCCTTTAGCAGAATTAATTTCCTGACGATGTTTAGCAAGACGCTCAGCTTCTCTTTGGTCATCTTTAAAATAAAATCTAATAGATTGGTCAGAATTAATAAGAGCAATATCTTTAGCTACATCTTTATATAATAAACAATGACGATAAATTAGATAATCATCAAGAACAATAGGATAACCATATTTATACTTTTCACTTTCAAGAAGATTTAACTTAGTAATTTTAGCTTCAAGAGCTTCTCTAAGTTCTTTAACTCCTTTACGGTCACTATTCATATAAGCAGTTTCAATAGCTTCTTCTTCGGCTCTAAAACGAAGATAATCTCGTTTACGATTCCAAAAGAAAGAAATATCAAAAGTCTTACCTAGTTCATCAACTGACACACTAATATTATTAAGATAAGCCTTAACCCGTGAAATAAAGTTTTCATTATTAGGAGCAAGACCAATTAAAGCAGGAAAATAAGATTCAATCTCACCTTTATTAGAAGAAAGAGTACGAGAACTACGAACACAACTACCAATCTTATCCATTCGTTTAGGTAATGTTTTATCATTAACTCTACGATATAATGAATAATTAGTAACTAAATTAATAGTAATAGTTCGTTTTTCAGTATAAGGTTCATCAAGACTTTCATCTCTAAATCCTACTGTATTAGCAGGCTGTTTATCTACTCCATCCTCTACGGGGGGTATAACCTGTTTATCTGTATTTATATTAGAAGCAGCAGGAGTATTTTCTCCTGCTTTATTAGCTTCATTTACTTTGTTAAAATCCATATCTTAAATAGCTTCTTTTAAATGATTATAATACACATTTCAATAAGAACATCTTAGTGGTATTGTCTACCTGCAAACCAATAGAGCCTTTAACTTCATAACGAGCCATATCAATTTCAGTAGCTGCATGATTAGTATTAGGCAATCCCCAGCAAGCAGGAATATCAGTCATACCTTCAATAACTTTAGCTTTATAAGCCTGTCCTTTTTGACGTACTATACGAACATTCTGATTACCTTTATAATTACTCATATCAATCAAAGCAGCTTGATGAGAAGTAATAGGCAAACCGGTAGTAGGATGAATCATACCATTTTGTTTAGCAGCTTCAGCATCAGTACCCTTATCTAAATAAGCATTATGAATAACAGTAATGATATATCCATCTGGAGTTTTATACTTATTAAAGTAACGTCCATAAGAAAGACCATCACCATTATCTTGAATCATCTTTTCACCAAGAGGAGTAATAAATCCGTTTTCTTTAGCATCAGTTCTGATAGCCATTTCAAAGTCACGAATAAATCCTTTACCGCCCATAAGAACAACTTTCTTATCTCCATCTTGAGTATCACGGTCAAGAACATCACCAACTGTACGTTCAAGTTTATTAAGAGTCAGAACTTCACCATAAGTATCGTAGTTAGATTCACGACAAATTTCTAACATACCAGCAGTACGAGGAATAGGTTTACCATTATCATGGTCTTTCAAAGGAATAGTACCATCAGGTAAACGGTTATATTCAGACTTCCACAAACGTTCTTCGTTCATTACTCTCATGTGCAAGTTGAATTGTCGCATCTCTTCGTTAATCCAAAGATTAGAAGTACCACCATTATCATTTTGGAATTGATATTGAGTAACAACATTAGCAAGATTACCAGCTATTTCTTTAGAATAACGATAAAACTCAAGTTGAGAAGTCATTCCAGCAGGACCCATAGTATTGCTTCTGTTACCTTTAGAATAAGATTCAGAAACAGTAGGAGCACTCATTGCCCAATACATACCTTTAGCCAACCATTGAGGGTCAACATAAGCATCAGGATTGGGAGAAGTAAGTTTCAAAAGATAAGCATAACCATAAGCAGATTCACCTAAGTCTTTCTGAATACGAACTTGAGTAACACCATCAGGAGCAGTAAGACCATGTTGTTCAATAAACCAATGAGTAGAGAAATGAACTTCAAATTCACTACCATTTTGACCGGGTTTAGTAACAGCAGTATTAAAGTAAGTTACAAAGTCTGTAAACTTCATACGACCCATAGTTTTCCAAGTCCATTGTACAGTAGCAACATCTTTAATACCACGACTACCTTGACCTTCAGTAATAAAACTTAAAGGAAAACGGTCATCATCCATACCATAATTATAAGTCAGAAAACTATTAATTTCTTCTGGCTTTTGAAGCTGAAGATAAGCGATTGATTCTTCATTAGAATAACCTCTATCTTCATAACGAGTTTGTCCAATAACACGTAATGTTTTCATCTACAAATTTACTATTATGTTAATAACCAAAACGCTCATCTTTCAGAACGTCTTTTTTACTGTCAGGTTTAGTTATTTTAATAGCTCCTTTTGTAGATTTACGTTGACTAGCAGTAAGTTTCAACTTTTTAGCTTCTTTATCAGAAACAGCCATTTCTATCAAACTATCATAACCTTTACCTGTATATTTAAGCCAAGCCTTAAGCAGTTCTTCATCGCGTCTTTCAGCAGGAGATAACTTCATTAAATCATTTTCATAACGAGAAAGTCCTTTATCATCAACTTGATAAACATAATTGAAGAAATCTTCTGGAGTAGTAGAAATTTGTTTTCCATTACGTTCAATAATAACAGTTTCAGGAATACGATAACCAGCAATTTGTCGTTTATCAATACATTCTTTAACTCCATTCCAAAATTCCACAAGTTGTTTCTCTTCTTCTGCTTTAACTCGCATAGCTTCTTTAGCATTAGCTTCACGCATTTCGTTATCAGCTTTCTGAAGAGCTTCAAGTTCTTCTTTAGCAACATTGAAAAGTTCATTACTATCTTTAAGATATTGAATATACTTATCAACATTACCACGACGATTAAATTCCTTAAACGCCTCACGAACAATAGCTTCTTGTTGACTTACATTATTTTCATCTACTTCAATACCGCTTCTATCTCGAAGTTCACCAAAGCCTTCAAATGAATTACCATTTGCAACATAATAATTAAGAAAATCACCAACTATAGGATAATCTTCAAATAATTTATTAACACCAGCTTGAGCAAATTCGTCACGTTTTAAATCAATAACGGATTGAATATAACTTGCAACTCCTTGAGGAGTATTATCAAAAGCAACTGGTTTACCATCTTCTGAAGTAACAGAAACACCTACAAGTTCTTGAATTGATTTAACATCAATAGTATTTTCTTCTTTAGTATCTTCTACTTCAAATTCTTTAAGATAAGCAGCAACTTCATTTTTAGCTTTAAAGATATTACCTTTATCGTCAATAAGATTACCGTCTTTATCAACAGTATATTTATTATCTCCATCTTCGATAATAGTACCTTCTTCTAAACCATGCTCAGCATCAGCGTCATTCGCTTTGTCATTAGGCTTACCCCCCGTGGAGGATGAAGATTGGTTATCTTTATTAGCATTAGAATCGCTATTCCCATCTCCATTACCATTATTAGTAATATCATCAATAGGATTACCATCAGCATCTAACTGCCCTGTTTTACCTGTATCAAGGTCTGTAATGTCGTCAGTAGGTTTTCCATCACCATTAGATGTTTCACCATTAAAACCAAAACTATCAAAATTAGGCATAACTCTTTGTTTTTAATTAATTACTATATCACAAATATAAACTATAATAATAATACGAGTTTTACTTGTATCGTTAAAATATGTTCACCTTTAAGCCGATTTGCCGATTAACATACTATTGCTAACTAGGATATTTATTACTGATAACCTAACCTGTCGCTTTCAGAGAAGCCGTGTATGAATCAAATTTTATTATAATGATTAATCTATCACGAAATGAATAAAGTGCTTAGAATGAGCTTAAAATGGCTCATGTGATGTAAAGAAAAATGAAAATGGGCTGAACCTACTTTCACAAGCAAGTCCAGCCCTATTATGAACAAAATTTAGAAGTACAGCCGATTATTTACTTTTACTATCATAACGATTTTTATTCGTTTTTGCAATCTTGACTTTATCATCACTTTCTTTAAGTTTAACAGCTAATTCTTTTTCTTTAAGTTGTGCTTCAACAGAAGTCTTTTGAGCATCTAAACTAAGTTTACTACGTTCAAGATTAAGTCTAGCGTTTTCCATACGTTCTTCAGCTTGACTCTTTTCAGCATCACTAAGACCATTATCAAAACTCATAATATTAGCATTTGCTTTCATAGCTTCAATTTGACCGTCAAGATATTTTTCAACTCTAATTGTTTCTCTATCTTGTTCTGCTTTTCTATCAATCTTAGCAAGTTCAAATTCTTGACGAAGTTGTTCTGTTTGTTGAGAAACACGTTCAACATCAAGTTCATGCTCACGTTGAATATTTTGATACTTATCAATAAGTTTACTAATTTGAGCAACATTATCTCCACGTATAGCAGCATTAGCCATATCCATATTACCATTCTGAGCAGCACTAAATGCAAGTTGTTTATATTGTTCAAGTTTCTCACGTTCTTTAACAGAAGTTTTACAAGTAACAATATAGTTAGCAAATATATGACTATTAACATCAAGACTTAAATATCTAATATCGCCATCTTTAGTTTTATAAGAAGTATTAAGACCATCAATCCAAGCAAGTTTAGTATAATCCATTTCAGCTTGATAATCTCGTTCTCTCATTTTATCAAATATAAATTCAATAATAACAGAACCCATACTTCCACGAATAACTGCTTCATCAGTAACTCCTTTACCAGCACTATTAGCAATCTCACCATAACGTTGCGGAGTCATATCACATTCCATTTTAGCAGTCTGTTCAATCTCTTGAATAAGTTGTCCAAGTTCAGTAATATAATTATTCATACGACTTTCAAGATAACGAACATTTTGTGTTTTAATAAGATTAGCATCATCTTCATCATCAATATAAAGCACTCCATCAGCAGCCATACGATATATAGTTTCAGCAGGTTTTTTACCAAGAAGAGATTTAGCAATCATAAGAACATTCATCTTATTTTTAGCAATAGCCATTTCTCTATGATAAGAAACTATATTACGAAATACTTGATAAGGAATAACTGTATCTACAATACTAAATCTTCCAAAACCCGGAAGAAGTTCTGCAATACCATTATAAGGAAGTTTACCATTCCTATTGTAAGCAATAGGACGAGCCTTATAAGGATATATGCTTGTAGCACGAGAACCAATTCTAACGCTCTCATAAACTTGTGGACGCCACACCCATTCAATACTAATATCACCACTAGCAGGGTTAAGCTTATAAGTTTCATCAACAATTCTTGTTGTGACAAATGCTCCATTACTATATGTAAGAATACCTTCTTTTATTTCACCTCTCCAAACAGTATGCCAAACTTCAAATAAACCATTATTAGCATCACGAGCCATTATATTAGTGTTCTTAATATGTTGCAAATCATCTTTATTAAATTTACTACATATATCACCAAAATAATACATATACTTATCCCAATTTAAAAGTGCTCTATCGCTAGAAGTAGTAGCACTATATTGATAATATGTATCAAGAGCTTCACGTTCTTTTTCAGAAAGATATTCATAAAATTCATCTATAATTTGTTGTTTAGTCAACATACGACGTTCAGCAAACATATCATAATCTTCTGCAAACATATTATCGTTAGGAACAGGAAAAGCATCTCTAACACTAACAACACGTTTAATTAATTGATTACCTACAACATCTCTATATGTATAACAAGCTCCAAAAGCAACAAATTCAAAATAAGCTCTAGCATATATAGTAAAAGCATCGGTAAGGTCATCAATAACATTAATTAAATCTTGTCCTTGTGCGCTAATATCATCAATAAAATTTTCATTAAACTCTTTAATAAAAGCTTCAATATCAACAGCTTGTTCAGGATTAAATTGTTCAGGATTATTACCTTCATTAACAAACTGCATATAACTTTCTTGTATTTTCTTAGCAACAGCTTGTTCTGCAAGCATCATAATTTGTTTACCAAGTTCAGCATCTCTAGCAAATACAACTTCTGGATTATTAGCTCCAACAATAAAATCATGTGGATTCTTAATATATTCACCAATATATCTTCTAATAATACCTTTCATCATATCATAATTACGCATAGTAGCTGGAAAACGAGTAAGATTTTCATCTTTCTCATTATAAGGATTAAGAGTTTTTCTATAATATTCTCTAGGAATATTACCAAGAAGAATATTAAATTTTTCTTCTACATTAAAATCAGCTTTACAAGCAATACCAGCTTCTATAACGTAATCACAACATTTAGCATACCAATCAACTTCTTGTTTTTCAGCATAACTAACATGCTGATTAGGAAAATCAAGTCTACCAAAATTATACATATCTTTATTTGTTTAATCTTAAAACCATTGTCTATTAAAAATATCTGTTTTATCATTATCTTCTGTAACTTTCTTACGACTAGCAAGTTCTCGTTTACCTTTAATATCAATAGACTTCCAATATATACCTAAAAGTATAAGACTAGATATACGGTCAAAGTTACCTTCGGCATTAAACTTTTTAAGTTCAAGAATTGTTTGATAATCAAGAAATCTTTCAAAAACATAAATATCTTCTCCAAATTCATTCTTACCAATAACTTCATATAAGAACTCTTTAAGAAGACGAAGACCATCTAGTTTCTTAGGACCACTACCAATATTATAACCATAACTAGTACTAACTTTTTCTTTAACAGCAGAATCCCAAACATATAAAGGTTCATAACCTAGATATTTAGTAGCTTTCCATTTACGAAAGTTAGAAACAGTTTCACCACGATTTATTTCTACAAGTCCAGTACCAATACAATTATACCATTTACATAGTCGATAAAACTTTTCATCGGCTTCTTCTAGTCTTTCAGTACGTCCATAATATGCAGCACATAATTTAGGTTTAAATCCATTACGTTCTCTAGGCATTTCAATAACAAATATACTATTATGAGAATGTCTATCAGTAATTTCTTTTTTATCTTTATCAATACCAACAGGGTCATAAACTGCAACATAAGTACCAGGAAGAATACTTCTTATAAGTCTATCATTAATATATGTTTCTTCATATTCTGGAGCAAACCAAACTCTTATACAACCATGAGGGTCTTCGTTACCACGTCTAGGAACTCCTTGAATATAATCATAAGTTTTCATATCAGGATTTTCAATTCTTATACGAGCATTAGATTTAAAATAAATCTTTTTAGTTCCATCTTCAAATAGTTCGCCATCAGTATAAAACTTATAACTATTATCAACTCGAAGTTTATCTTCAAACTTATTAAGAGCTTCACTACTAAATATATTTTCACTAGCACTACTAAAAGATTCAGCAGGAAATAAAGCACGCTGACCAAGATAATTAAGATATTCCGCAAAAGTCTTAGCAGTCTTTTTCTTTTCAATTCTTTCTCGTGCAGCAAGCTTAAGTCCTATTCGTAGATTACTATTTCCATCTTCATCAAATCCTTTAACTCCATCTATCTCTCCTTCAAGACCCCAAGCATAAGATTTAAAGAATCCACAAACTTCATTACGAGCATCATTATCAAAAACATTTTCAAAAGCCATAAATCCAAATGCTCTAGGATTATAAAAGTTTTGTTCAAATATTTGCATATTAGCAGCAGTAGCAGTTCCCCAAGCCATAAGAGTACCAGTAGTACGAGTACCAACAGTCATTGTAGGTTCGGTTACATTCATAAACTCATCAAAGTTCTGCATTGTAGATAACTCTTCAACTTTAATTGTAACAGCATCTTTACCAATAGCACAGTCGGGATTATTATTAGCACTAACACTTAAAAGAGAACTAGACCAACTATCATCAGCTTCAACTCCATTTTTCATACGATAACCAAGTTTAAAACTATCAGTAGTAGGACTATATATACCTCTTTTAAATGGAGTCTTTTCTTCAAAGAACTTTAAATTATTAACAGCAAAATCACTTAAACCTCCTTGTTTAATTAAATACTTATTATCAGCTGCAACATGAATAACAACTTTATGCTTAGATAAGTTAACTTCATTAGAACTATCAGCAGCCATAATATAAGAAAAACCTCCACGTCGAGTTTTATCAATAATAAGATGTAAACCATTACGTCTACAAAATTCTATAATTTGCCAAGTCCAAAATTGAGCATCAATAAAACTAGGAAAACTATAAATCTTTTTAGCAGTAGCTCCATGTTCAGTAACAATAACAGATGATTCATCTGTACGTTCCATACGAGTATAATTAAGAAAATTATAATGACCGCCTGTTATCCAAACATCTTCTATACTTCCATCCGGATTTTGCCAACAAGGAGCAGAAAAACCATTACGTCGTCTATCACATTCTCTACGTCTAAATTGTCTATGAGGAATACTATCAACTTTAAATTGAGTATATTTACCTGTGGCTTGATATGTTCTAGCAGCTTCATTAAAAAGTTCAGTATTAACAAATTTGCCAGGTCTAATATTTAAAAGAAAGCCACCACTATCTCCAATGAAAAAGTTATTATGAGGGTCATACCATCCACAATCACTAGCTTTCTTATACTTTTTCTCTTTATCAGGTTCTTCAATGTATTCTAGAAAAGGATATTTACCATCAGCCATAATATTTTATTTAACTAGTAAACAAACAACAAAAGCGATAGCGCAAACAGCACCACCGCTTACCAAATATCTATTCTTACGTTTAATACGTTCAATAGACT